TAACTCTAATTTAGATGAGATGCGTAATGTGTCATTATGGCTGGAAGAAGCAACTAGGATTATTCAGCATCATATGTCACGACCTATTTCAAACTTTCAAAGTGCTGTGTTCCAATATTATCTTGAAGCTGGAGCATTTGGTACTGGCATTCTTTTTGTCGAAGATGTTCCGGGATTTGGCCCTCGTTACCGCAATTTTCCTCTTTCGGATTGTATATTGGGTTCTGGAAGCGAAATGGAAATTGACACGGTATTTAGAAACTATAAGCAAACGGCTAAAGATATAGTACAAAGATTTAATCAAGACAGTTTACCTCCAGAGATTCTTGAAAAAGGATATGGTGAAAAAATGCTGGATGAATACGATGTTGTCCATGCAGTATTGCCAACTTGGACTTTACAAGCCTTTTTACCTGAAGATAATAATTTCAAAAAGAATTATATATCTATTCACTATCTTAAAGAAAGAAAAAGCATACTATCTGTTGGTGGATATGATGAGATGCCTTATATATGTGCTAGATGGGAACGCTCCGATAGAGAAATATATGGAAGAGGGCCAACTTGGGAAATAATGCCAGATATAAGACTAATCACAGAAGTGGATAAAAGTTATCTGAAAGCTATACAGAAATCGGTATCTCCCCCTTTGTTTGTGCCTGATTCGGGATTGTTAGACCCCTTAGACACAACACCTGATGCCATCAATTACTATTCTGTTGGTCTTGGTGGTAAAGATATGATATTTGAGGCTCCTACTAATGCCAGACCTGAATATGCAGAAAGATTAAGTTCAAAATGTATTACTGCAATTAGAGAAGGTTACTTTTTAGATTTACTAGAACTACCCGGCCCTGTAGCTCCAGATGGTGATGTAATGCGTTTTAGTGCTACAGAAGTATCTGTACGTATGAGACAAAGAATGCCTGTACTTGGCCCAATACTAGCTCGTCAAGAAGCAGAATTCCTTGATCCACTTATTAGACGTACAGTAAACATACTAATGAGGTCATATTTATTACCTCCGATGCCAGAAGAGATGCAGGACTTTAGAATTGAGTACTTGAATCCAGTATCTATCTCAATGAGGTCAGGTGAGATAAGTTCTATGAATCAGTTGTTTGAAATGATTATGCCACTTGCACAAATAGATCAAACGATACCTATGTACTTCAATACACATCAGATATTGCAAAATACTGCACAAGTATTACAAGTACCAGCTTCTAACATAAGGACTAAAGAAGAGGTTGATGCAATGGTTGCTGAACAACAGAAACAACAGCAGGAACAAGCACAAATGCAACAAGCTCAAGTTGCCGCAGATGTAAATCAGAAAACTGCACAAGCTGAAAATATTAGAGGTGAGTAATGGGTAAACCAAGACATAGTAAAGAATATTATGATGCGGTAACACCTGAAGGGCTACCAGCCCATTATAATCGTAAGAATTGGGAAGATAGGGAAACTTTTGTAAATATTACTCGTAACGCAGTAATAAGATCAAATGTTCTTAAAAACAAAGGTTTTATAAAAGGTGCTTATACTGATTATAAAAGTCCCAATCAAAAACATTTTCAGGCAGATCATGGAAGAGCGATAAAAGATGCACATCGAAAAGGTGGTTTTGCATGGAGTCCTGAACAAAAGAAAAAGTTTACACACGATGTTTCTAATATTGTAATGGCTGTAAGTGGAGTTAATAGAGCTAAAGGCTATAAAGGTATTGATAAATGGACACCACCACGTAATCTTAAATCATACCTACTACGAACAGAATCGACTGACATAAAATATGGGTTATCTAACACCAAAAAAGAGGCAAAAGTTTTTAAGAATATAATAGGACGAAAGCCTAATGTTAAAATAAGGCCAAATGTAGAGAATACTAAATATTGTGCTAGTTGTCATATTAACCATTCTGCTGGTAAACATAAATAATGGAGTGGTTTGACAAGGAATCTAATACACGAAGGATCTTTAAAGAATGTTTTGCAACAGAGCAAGGTAAAGAAGTATTAAATAAACTGATTAAAGATCACTTTGTTTTTAAGACTACACCGACTCCTGATCCGTATTTATCTGCATGGCAAGAAGGCCAGCGGAGTGTCGTACTCAAGATTATGGAGATGGTGGATACCGATCTTAGGGTGCTTCGTACACGCTATGATCAACAAGAACTTGCCAGACTTAAACGGCAGGATAACAATTAATAATAAATTAACATGTCAGAAGAAGCAGTAGCCCCTGATGATTCAGGACAAGTCACTAGCGACGTAGCATCAATTGGATTTAACCCAGCAGAAATGCCAGCAGGTTTGCGTGATGAACCAAGTTTGGCAACATTTGATTCTGTAGATAAACTTGCAAAGTCATATGTAAATGCTGTAAAAATGATTGGTGGGAATCCTGATCAAATGGTAGCAATACCACAAGAAGGAGAAGATTGGAATGGTTTTTACAATAAAATGGGTAGACCTGAACAAGCTAAAGATTATCGGTTTTCAGACGAAAATGGAGAATTAGATGGGTTTCGTGAGTTTGCTCATGATACTGGTCTAACCCAAGATCAAGCTGATAAGATTCTAAATTTATATGCAGATAATCAAGAACAAGAAGAATCTGAATCTCAACAACAACACAAAGATTTAGAAGTAAATACTACAATGCAACTCCAGAAAGAATGGGGTAAGAATTATGATGGTAAATTAGATTACGCAAAAAGAGCATTTGCTCAATTTGCATCTCCAGAATTAAGTCAACTTATGGACGAGTCGGGTTTGGGTAATCATCCTGAAATGCTCCGAACCTTTTCTAAAGTTGGTGAAATTTTGGGTGAAGATTCCTTAGTTGTAGGGACAGGACTTGGTTCAAGCCAGCTTTCTCCACAGCAAGCACAATCAGAAATTCAGGCTCTGTATAGTGACAAGGATTTTTCAGCCTCGTATCGTGATAATCGTGATCCGGGTCATCAACAAGCGATGAAAAAAATGGATAATCTGTATCAATCAGCCTATCCGGGTAATGTAAGAAAAAGATAAGACCGAATAAAAGATAAAGTAGGCAGACAACCTTCGGGCCTGTTGAAAGCTCTTTGAGACCCTATATGGATAATCTCTAGGTTATAGTGATTTTTACTTATACACATAAGTGTATGAGATAACTATAATAGGGTTAATTATGGCTAATTTTCATGATATTGAAACGTCTTATATACATCGCTATTCCGCTGATGTATTACATTCGCTTCAACAAAAAACGACACGGTTACGTAATTTCGTAACTAATAAACCAGATTGTCGTGGTGTTGCCGAGTTCATTGATAAGATCGGAACTAACGAAGCACTAGACAAAGTTGCACGTTTTGCAGATTCACCTGTACAAGCGATTTCTCATAAACGTAGGAGAGTATCAGCACAACCTAAAAATGCTGGTTTCTTCGTAGAGGGTTTTGATACTCGTAGAATGAACTACGATGTGTTTCAACCTTATGCAGAAGCTACGTCTATGGCAATGGCTCGTAAGATGGATGCAACTATTGTAGATGCCGCTTTTGGTTCAGCATATGAATCAGACGGTGGAGCAATGGACGGTGCAACCGAGATTGTCTGGAATTCTACTAACTTCCCAAAACAGTTTATTGCAAAAGACTTTCATGTTGGCACTCCGAGCGTTGACATGAGTGGTATTGATAATACGGCATCAGATTCTCGTACATTATCAATCGACAAACTGTTGAAGGCACGTAGAATTCTTTCTGAAAATGAAGCAGATCAATATGATGAAGGAGGTAATCCTCTTTATTTCATTGTCTGTTCCGCATCTCAGATAGAATCTTTACTCCACTCCCAACAAGTTCAAAGTTCCGATTATAATAATATTCGTGCTTTGGTTGAAGGGCAAACCAACTATTTTGGTGGGTTTCAATTCATTAGGTATGAAAATCTACCTACTGTAACTCCTACGGCAGATGCAACGGTGGAATCCGTATTATGTTTCCATCCACAAGGTCTTGCTTTCTGTTCTTGGGAAGAACCGATTACTGAAATAGAAAGACGTTCTGACAAATCTTTTGTGCCTTATGCGTATTTTGAAATGGATATTGGTGCGACAAGGGTTTGGGAAGAGATGGTCATTCAAATTGAATGTTTTAAAACTGCTTAACCTATAATCTAAAAGGACTAATATGGCTAATCAATATGCTGTAAATCACAAGAAACGACACGTAACTGTTCCTGCAAAGCTAACAGATGTAGCTGATCAGGGTGGACGGATGCGAATGTTGTATGATAAATTCACTTATACATCGCCGAGTCTTGCGATGGCAATTGCAGATACAATATCTTTTGGTAAACTGCCTCCCGGAGCAAAAGTATGGGATGCATCTTTACATTATTCTGCAACACTAGGTACAAGTACAACCTTAGAATTAGGTTATACTGGTGCTGGTACTGCTTTATTAATTGCGGCGGCCTCAACTGCGGTTGGGACTCGTCACATGCGAGAAGGCGTAGCTAATATTACTCAAGCTCCTATAACTATAACTTCTGAAAGTACAGTTCTTGTTACTTTAAGAGGTGGCGTGAGTACAACAACTGCGGCTTTTATTGAAGTGCGGATTTATTATACCGTTGATTAATAACAATCGGGAGTTGGTAGTTTAAAACTAATTTGCCCCAATATTCTAGTGCTATCTAGGACACGGATGGTAAATAAATTAACTACTAACTCCCAAATCAAAAAAATACTATGGATAAAACTGGTATAGCTAACCTTGCCTTAGGTTCTCTAGGAGAAGCAAGGATTCAAAACTTAACTGACAATAATTCTAGGGCTAGAGCATGTAATGCACGGCTTGATGATGTTATTACAACAGTATTAAGAATGCATACATGGAATAGTGCATTAGAAAGAGCGGCATTAACAAGTGTTGGAGTTCCTATATTTGGATGGAATTATATATTCCAACTACCTGCTGAATGTATAAAAGTAGTAGAAGTAAGTCCTGTGTCAAGATACCAAGTAGAAAAAAAGAATATACTCTCAAATGAATCGACACTTAACTTATTATATGTGGGTAATCCAACCGATATAAATAACTTAGATTCTCTACTAGCAGAAGCAATAGCAATGAAACTAGCATTAGAAATTGCAGAAACCTTAACAAGTAAGCAAGGTTTAAAACAAGAGATGATGCAAAAGTATGTGATTGCTTTACAAGAAGCTAGATCAGCAAACTCCCATGATAAAACGCCAGAACATCGAGAGAGATCAACTTATATAGATGCTAAAAGAGGTAGATTTTCTGTACCACATAGAACATTTAGTACACCTACTATTGGCTATGAGGCAAACGAACATACTTACAGTATTGGATATAATATCGGATAACATCTATGAAATTTGAGTTTGTCCAACCTAGATTTTCTGAAGGTGTATTAGCAAAAAGTCTTCAGGGGCGTTCTAGCGAAGAGTTTTATAAATATGGCCTAAAGGGAGCTAAGAACATGCTTCCTATTCTCTCCGGGCCTGTGGTGAAGCGTCCGGGTACAAACTACATAGGCGTAATAAAAGACCTTTCCGCAATCTTCATTCCCTTTTTTAAAGACAAAGATAATACATACATCTTAGAAATAGGCCAAACTCATGCTACTCTTACTACAGGTGGATACCTTAGATTATGGTCGCAAGATCAACTTCTAGTTGATAGACAAAGTAGTCCTGCGATATATGAGGTAACTGCTGGAGTAACTTGGACTAGAGCAGAATTGCTTAAACTCAAGTTTACTCAAAGTGGTGATTATATATTTGTCTGTTGTCCTACTAAAACACCCCAAATAATAAAACGAGTAATAACACTTACAGGGGGTGCAACAGCAGATTATGCTTTAGATGATAGTGTATGGACTGTATATCCAATAGTCTTGAAAGATGGGCCTTATAAAGAAATTAATGTCTATTCTGAATCAGATGCTACTGAAAGGTATGCATTATATAAAGCAGAACCTAGTACAAAAGTAAAAATAGGTGGAGTTGAATTTAATACTGTAACCAATCATATTGTTCTTCCTAATCATGGTCTTCAAGTTGGAATGAAAGTTAGATTGGACGATGATGATCAAGAAACAAGTATTCCTTATGTAACAGGTAATTCTTATTTTGATTCGGTTACGGCAGATAATAACCTAAATGGGTGGGGAGCTATAGTTGGAGATAATGAAAATTCTACAACAAGTGATGCTACAAAACTTGGAGATGCAGATTATTATATAATATCTACAACTTCAACTTCCTTTCAAGTATCTACAACTGATGGTGGTTCAGCTTTAGAGTTTATGCTCTATGAATCAAAGACTGCGGCTGATGCAAAAGTAAATGTTTGGAGATATGTTGATAAAGCGGCAACTACTGTTGATTTAACTGTATATAAAAACAGTACTGCAGATAATGATTTATTTACTACTGCTAATGATGCAGGAAGGTTAATAAGGATAAATCCATTGTCGAGACCATTAAATAGAATAGGTGGGATAAGATGGTGTTGGGGTATAATTAATTCCATTTCTGGAAACAATATTAATGTAACTTTAAAAACAGAAATGGCTAATATAAGAGGAGGTACTCCATCTGGCAGTAATATTGAAGCTGGCACAACAGATTTTAGAGTAGGAGCATTTAGTATAAACGAAGGGTTCCCTACTGTATCGCAGATATATCAGCAAAGAATGGTATTTGCCGCAACTAAGCTACAACCTTCTACTGTATGGTTATCTGAAACAAATAACTTCTATTCTTTTGCACCTAGTGAACTACCTGCTCAAGATTCTCCTTCTTCTATTATAAATGGAGAAGCAATTGAAGTTATTACATCTTCAAGTGCATTAACATTTACTTTAGATTCAGATACTCTTGACCAAATAAAGTGGATTGCAGAATCAAAGAAGATGACAATGGGTACTTCTGCTGGGGTATATATGCTTTATGGCTCAGAGACTAATTTAGTAGTAACTCCATTTAGATTTACAATTAATAGAGAATCATCGTTTTCTGCTACAGATACTCCTCCTGTTGTTGTTTCTAATGCATTAATGTATGCACAAATTGGTGGTAAAGATGTACAACAACTATTATTTGAAGGTCAGCAAGGCCAATGGTTTAATAGTAAAATATCAATTAAAGGATATGATGTTATTAAAACTTCCACAATTAAAAAGATGGTATGGCAGGAAAGACCTAATAATGTTATTTGGATGATGATGGATGATGGTAGGTTATTATCATTAAGTTATGATAGACAAACTGCATTTCAAGCATGGTCAGAACATGTAATATCTGGAACGAATGCAAAAGTTACTGATATTGAAATGATAGCTACAAGTACACATGACCAAATATGGATGAAAGTTGAAAGAACAATAGGTGGTGTTACTAAATACTACATGGAAACGATGGCTAGATTTCCTACTGAAGGAGCTTTGGCAAGAAATGCCTTAGTGTTTTTAGATTCTGCAATCACAACAACACAAAGTGGAGGAGTTGTAAGTGGTTTAGCTCATTTAGATGGAGAATCAGTATCAATATATTATGATGGAATGCAACATATTAATAAGACTGTAGCATCAGGAGCAATCACCTTAGATAATACTGCTGGATCAAATGTTGTAGTAGGTTTAGCATATAATGGAGAATTAGAGACTTTAGAACCTACTGCACCAGAGAATCAGTATTCTTATTCTAAACAAGTCAAAAATATATCTCTCCTAATTGAAGAATCTTTGGGTATTAAAATAGAATATGGAGATGAAAATGAAGAAATTTTATTTAGAACTTCTGGAGATTTAATGGGTAAACAGATTCCTTTATTTTCAGGTAAACGTAAACTCTCTCTATCAGGTATGGCATGGGAGGACTTTGATATAAAGATAGTTTCTAATGGCCCATTTCCAATGCAGATAAACTCCATTGTCTTAGAAACAGAGACAGGAGGTAGTTAATGAATTCTGTAGTTAATAGGATAGATACTACTTATTTAAATAATGCTATAGAGTCTTATCCACCAGCTTTAACAAAACAAGAATATAGAAACTATGTTACTGATATACATAAACAAATTAGTAAACGTGAAGATAGTATAGAAGGTGAAGAAGCAAATGCTATTAACCCTGTTAAGCATACATATGCAGATGGTATGTATATTCGTGAGATTTTTATGCCTAGAGGTGAAATAGTAATAAGTAAAATACATAAAATAGCACATCCATTCTTTTTGATCAAAGGCAGAATTTCAGTATTATCAGAAGAAGGTGAGAAATTACTACAAGCTCCTTATTATAATATCACTCCTGCTGGAACCAAAAGAATGTTATATACTCATACAAATGCTATTGTAGTAACTGTGCATAGAACATTTGAAACAGATTTAGACAAAATTGAAAAAGAAATTATTGCAAAATCATTTGATGAACTAGAGGTAAAAATATGAGTTGGTGGGGAACTGGTGTTACTGTTGCTTCAAGTCTTTATGGTACTTATAGTGGAATGCAAGCTGGTAAGGCTGAAGGCAAATTTATGGAAGAGCAAGGCCGTCAATCTATCCTAACTGCACATAGACGTATTGCTAACCGTAATTTAACTTCATATTTAGCAACAGAGGATGTTAAAGAAATGGGTGGGGAGGCAATAATTAATTCATATGTAGCATCTAATAAAGATATTAAAAACACAAAAGCAGAAGCATCAGGTAGTGGAGCAGTTATAAGTGGTACAGTTAATGATGTAATGAGATCAAAAGAAAAGCAGTTAGATGCTGTTGTACAGTCTATTAATGACAATACGGAAAAAAATATAGAAGGTATTACTCGAGATACAAATGCTCAAAATAAAGAAGACCTTATAACTGCACAAACAAATCAACAATTCCTAAATAAACAAGCCAGCAATATATATAAGGATAACCAACGTAAAATGGTATCAGGTATTATAGGTGCGGCGGCAAAAGGTTATACTACAAGTTCTAGTATCCAAGCATCTGGAGGTGTTGGTGGATCGGATACAGCATTTTGGAATAAAGAGTTTGCTTCATGGGATCAAATTAAAGCAGGAGACTTTACATGGGGATAAATAATGGCTGAAATACAAGATACATCTGGTGCTAAACCACAATTAAGACGTTATCAAAGTAAAGGCGTACAAATAAAAGATACTCCTAATCGGAGCGGTGGTGGAGAGGTTGAGGCATCTACTAAAAAAATGTGGGATAGTATTACAAATGATTTACAGACTGTAGTTAGTGTCGGCAATAAAATGCGTCGTCTGGCACTTGAAGATGAAAAAGTTAAAATATCTGCTGACATGCAAAGCCATTATATTGATGCTACATCTGCATTATCTACAGGGATGAATGAACAGACTAATGAACAATTAACTGGATTTGAAGATTTATATGGTAGTGGGAAACTTGATGGAAGTTATAAAGGGCTAAAAGAATTTAAAGTTGCCGATGGATATAGTAAAAAGGCACAAGAAGAAATGGCTCCGTTTATTGAGCTTGCAGAGAAAAAGTTCCACGCAGATGCAATTAAACTGCACTTTGGAGAGTTAGTTAATCGTAGTAATAACCAATTATCACTACTTGAGGCTAAGTCATTAAGTGGACTATCTTTACAATTAGAAGAGATAGAATCAAAAAGAGATTCTTCTATTACTATTACGCCTACATCACAGACACAAGGTAGAAGAAATGCAGAAGGTGAATTAGTAGGAGGTAGGACAAAGAAAGACAGAGGAAGTTTTTTCTTTACTAGAGGAATAGGTATAGATACCCAAAAAGCACAAGCGGCTAATAATCTTCTTAGTGTCTATGTTAAAAATGTACTAGAAGGAAAAGTTGAAAGAAAATTAATGTCTCAAGGTGCTATGGATTTAAGAGTTTTTAATTATGCACAAGAATTAGGTAAAGTACAATTTGACCATTATGCTGGTATTGATGAAGAAAAAGCATTTGATTTAGCTCTTAAAAAAGGTATTGTTCTTGATCCCGGAGATGGAAGAGATAAAATTGTATTTAATGATCCACAACTAAGTAATTATATTAATACAACAAGAATTAGAGAAAGATCAGAACTAGAGACTAATAGAAGAAACTCACATATACAAGCAAGGAAATTACAATATAAAGATGAAGGAGCTGAAAAGTTCCTTGAAACTTATAGAGCATTTGATCCAACTGCCCAACGATGGGATCAATACAAAGAAGGGGCAATAACGTCGGGACATGATGATCAAGGTATAGCAATATTTGATATATTACAAAGGGGAGTAGACCAAGAAAGTAATGTAGATAAATCAGAACAGAAAGCAAGAGTTGGCAAAAGTGGTCGCTTGTATACTGCTAAAGAGCAAGAAGAAAGAATGAACAAACATTCAGAATACCTATTTAAAAAATTAGGTAAAGGATCAGGCTTTACAAGTGCGGCACATGTCAAATCAGTTTATCAAGGTTTGGTGCTTGATGCTAAAGGTGAAAAGAAAAAATACAAAGAGCATGTAGAACGAGAAGATGCAAAAAGGACTAAGAAGTATTTAGATAGAATTGGAGTATTTTATAAAGCTGTAAAAGGAAAAGAAAATAAAACAGAAAGATTTGAAATAATATCTCAAGCATTTGAAATTGATCCTAAACATAATATATGGAAGGTAAAAGAAAGTTATATAAAAGATATGGTTTTGCATGGTGGTATAGATGAAGATGATGCAAGAATATATATGGGCGGTATAACTCCCGGTATTCCTACAAGAAGCCCAAAAGGTGGATTAGACCCTACAGGTATGAAAACTTTACAAAATGCGCTTGCTTCGTATTATACAAATGAATTGTTTGTAAGAAAAGATAACAAACAGGGAGGAGCCACTAGCTACAATCCAGACCCCATGCATGTAGCTGATGGCGCTAATGATGAATATAATTTATACCAATTGAGTGATGACCAACATATATTACTTGCTAATCAAAGGAATGAATATCAAGAAATTATAAACTTTGATAATGATAAATTCCTTGAAAAATCAACAAAAACTTTAACAAATGGTTGGAGAAAAATTCAGGATAGACAAGGTTCCGACACCGCAGGAAGAACAAGAGCAATGAGTGTTATTGGTGATAAATATGCAAATATTATATTAATTCCTAGAATAAAAGCATTAGCTGAAGACCCAAATGGTACAATGTTGAGAGATATTAAAATGACATTTGATGCTACAGAAGGAGTTACTCAGGACATGAAGGATGCTTTAGATATAAGATGGAAACTTTTAGGTGAAGACCGGAGTAGATTTAAGGGTGGCACTAAAATAACAGGGCCGGGGGGAATAAAAGAAGAACAAGTATGGATTTATTTAGATAAAAATGCATTACAAGGTATGATAAGTCCATTTTTTCTAGACGAAGGATTTTTAGAATTAAAAAGACAAACTCCAACTGCAAAACATCAAATAAGTCAATGAAATTTAATAGCGCAATAGAAGTAGAAGCACATTGGAATCAGATTGATAAGATAGCAAATGATGATGGTGTTACGAGCCATTGGATACAAATGCAAATGCTAGAGGGTAATGATAGGCGATTATCGGCAATATCTGCATGGAGAGATTTATCACCAGAACTACAAACATCTAAACGTGCAGGTTTAAATAATAAAATATTCAATGTGTTATTTGATAGTACAGAACCATTACAATGGGGGGAACCTCTTGATAAAGATAAAAGAAGTTTTACATTTGATGCAGATTTTGATGGGGGATTTGCTTCACAGTTTGAAGCTAATGGAAGAAGAAACTCATTTGGTCATTTAATAGATGCATTAGCTAATCATAGTCAGTTTCAAGGTGTAGGACATGAAGCTATATCAGATATGTTAAATGAACCATATGCTGTATATGATGGTGGAGCAGATACTAATATAGTATTCCTAAAAAGTGACTTAAAGGCTAGAGGTCTTGAAATGGCTGATTTATATGATAGTGCAAATTACGCTATGATTCGTGCAATGAAAGAAGGTAAACACTTAACATTTGAAATTTTAGCAAAATCAGAGAAAGTAGAAGGGTTTGCACCCGGTATGCATCAACTTACAAGATTAAAAGAATTAAAAGAGAAATTAATGGAACGTGATGCTGATTCGTCTATATGGACTGCAACCAGACTGTCTCAAGATGGTAAATCAATGGAAGTGGTCTTAATGACAGGTAATATGCATGAAAGAAGTGATAGACAAGTAGTTGCTAGATGGAAATATAAAGATAAAGATAAAGATGGGAATTCTGTTTTGAAAACACTTAAATATGATGGTAAAGACAATCAGCTTAAAGTTTTATCTGCATATAAGCGTGGTAACTTTATGGACATTGAGAATGATGGAGATATTAAAGAAGATGTTGCAAGATGGATTGATGATGGGCCTAGCGAACTAATAGATAGTATTCCAAGTTTTATGGAAGAAATAATTGTAAGCAAATGGTCGCCTGTAAAAATTGGCAAGTTTGAGTATAATCAAGTTGTTGTGCCATTTTGGGAAAAGTATAAACATTTAGGAAAAGAAGCATTTGCCAATAAATGGGAAGAAGTTAGAAAACAAGAGACATTTGCATTTGAAGATAAATATTGGAATTTACATTTTAAAGGTATAATTGATGTATTTAGAGCAGATGTAGTTCCTTTTAGGCATGGTGCAGGTTCTTACAGTAAACAAGGAAGACTAGGAGGGAGAAATCGTCCTACAGGAAAACCTAGCGGATTATTTTTTGATACAGAGCCAGATGTAATAGGAGGAGAATATAGTCAAGAAGTCCCAGAGCTTTTATCTCCAGCAGGACAAATTCTTAGGGGTAACTAATGAGACGACAACAAGAATATCTAATTGATAAAAACGAAGGATATGCTAGTAGGCAGTTCATGGAGCAAGCTCTGCGTAGTTATAAGCCCGGTATGTTAGATCAAATGTCTCAAACTTGGCAACAACATATGTCAATGGGTACAGTCCCATTTGCAAGAGATACATTAATGCGTGAGCAGGGTAGTCAAGAAACTATACCACTTGATATGTGGAATCAAGAAAATACACCTTATTTTCGTAAAGGAATAAACTGGCATGAGAACTTAACTAATACAGATGCTAGGATATTATCTGAGAGACATGATAGAGATGCTGAATTCCAATTAAATATGGGTAATACAGACCCATTTGCTTTACATAATATTGGAGCCGCACTTGGAGCCGCCGCATTTGATCCTTTATCTTATATACCGTTTGTAGGCCCAGCCGCTAAAATAGCTACAGGAGCAAGGACAGCTTATCAATTAGCAAGAATAGGTAAACATACTGCTGATATAGGTAAGATTTCAATGCAGGGTGTTATGGGGGGCATGACGGCTACATTGGCTACAAGAACTATTGCAGAGGTAAGTAGACTATCAAAGGTTATAAGTCCTGTTAAAGCTACATTTAAAGGTATTCTAAAGCCATTTAAACCAGTAGCAACGTATTCAATGGAAGGTATGCTTGCAGAATCAGCATATCAAACTATAAAACATATGTCAGATGCTAGAGCAGAAGAAGACATAGATTATATGGGTGGTGTATTTGACGTAATGATTGCAGGAATATTTGGAGGGGTATTAGGCACTTTACCTATGGCAATAAACTTTAGACGTAACTTTAAAAAAGAACAATTACACCGGGCTTTAGCTGAATCTATGGATACTTGGGGAGATCAAGGTTTTGTTGCAATAGATGGGTCTGGAACTGATGCTCAATTTAGAGTATCTGATGCAGAAGCTACAGCTAATAATAAAGCAGATGTAGATGGATTTGAGAAATCTATAGATGATATAAAGAAAGAAGCTCATCCAATTCAAAGTTTTCTAGAAGAAGGATGGGGAGATATGAAAACTGGTATGAAGACTTTTATAGGAGCATATAGGAGGTGTTCCTCATGAGTAGTTGTGTAGATATTCTCAAGGAGATGAAAGCCACTCCAGAAGAGATAAAGTGGATTGACAATCAAGTTAAACTAGGAGCAGGAACAGAAGAGATTACTGAAAAACTGATAGACGACATAAAAAAACAAAGACATCGTAAAGCTAATAATGAAATATCAGAAACAAATACCAACGAGTTTTTAAGTAAATTAAGTGACGTTGCTACAAAAGTTAAAAAACCATATAATGCATTATTTAAGTTTTTAGTAGGGGATACGTCAGGTATTACATCTAGGTCATTAGCGAGAGCGCAAGCGAGAGCTGGCTTTTTTGCGGCAAAGCTTAGAATGCCTAATAGAGATATTAAAGCCAAATTAAATGATAAAGGATTTGTCGCTGATTTAGTTCAAGAAATGGATAACTTTACTGGAGTAAAGAAAACTAAAAACGATTTAGCATTTGAACTTGCAGGTGCAATTACTTCTTATCAAAAAAGACAGGTTAGCGAATTAAATAGTTTTGGTGGTGGGGTATTATGGAGAGACGATTATATTACTAAACAATGGCATGATGCGTATAGAATGCTTAAAGTAAAAAAAGAAGTATGGGTAAATGATATTTATAAATCTTTAGATTATAATCTAACAAAAGATAGAATTAGGAATATAATATTAGATAGAGGGATGAAATGGAATGAAAAACAATTTGATATGAAGAAGTATCTTAGGTCGGCATATACAGCAATGACAGCTAAATCAACAAATAAAGGTTTATTGTTAGATTCTCTGCATTTAAAACGGACATTAAAGTTTAAAGATTCAAAATCCTTTATCGATTATAATAAGTCATATGGACATGAGAACGTAGCTCATGCAATATTTGAAAATATGACAAT